CAAATTTGAAAATCTTTCTCTAGAACATAGAAAACATCTCAGTAATAAATTTAAATTTGAAATACCATATGCTCGACATCTACCAGCAGTAAAACTTGGCAGATGGGATGGCAAAGTCAGCTTCTTTGGATTGGGCGGCAATACCTACCTAGCTCTAGTTGGACAAATATTACCTATCCTAGAAGATGCAGGAGTGTATGTAGAATTAGAAGATCAAAGAACTCCTCACAATTTTGAATTTAAATTAATAGATCAAAATTATCTATCAGATATTAACTGGCCCAAAAATCATCCTAATGCTGGACAATCTATAGTATTGAGAGATTATCAAGTGGAAACTATAAACAAGTTCTTAGAGAATCCTCAGTGTATTCAAGAGATTGCTACAGGAGCAGGTAAGACTATTATTACGGCAGCTCTATGCAAACTGGTTGAGAACTATGGACGTACTCTAACTATTGTACCTAACAAAAGTTTAGTCACACAAACCGAAGATGATTTTCTAGCATGTAATCTAGACGTAGGGGTGTACTATGGTGATAGAAAAGAATTAGGTCGACAGAACACCATTGCTACTTGGCAATCATTGAATGTGTTAGAAAAGAAAAGTCGTGATGATGAAACCACAGCATTTCTAGAAGCTATAGAAAATATCAATACCATAATAGTAGATGAGGTGCACATGGCGAAAGCAGATGTGTTAAAAAGAATGTTAACAGGGCCGTTTGCCAAATGTGGTATACGTTGGGGACTTACAGGCACAGTGCCGAAAGCCGATTATGAATTTTTTGGATTAAAATGCAGCATAGGAGAAGTGGCTAACCGGATAGCAGCCAAGGAATTACAAGACAAAGGAGTATTAGCACAATGTAATGTTAATGTGTTACAAACACAGGATCATCCAGAATTTAAAAATTATCAAGAAGAATTAAAATGGTTAACCACTGATGAAACTAGAATGTCGTGGATTGCAAAAACTATAGAAGATATTGCAACAACAGGCAATACAATGATTCTAGTGGATAGAATATCTGCTGGTGAGTTGTTAGAAAAGAAAATAACAGACAGTGTGTTTATATCTGGCTCTACAAAGAATACTGAAAGAAAAGAACACTACGACGAAGTTTCTATAGCACAACACAAAGTTATTATTGCTACCTATGGTGTGGCTGCTGTGGGAATAAACATACCTAGAATCTTTAATTTGGTATTAATAGAACCTGGTAAGAGCTTTGTGCGTGTGATACAGAGTATCGGCAGAGGTATTAGAAAAGCAGAAGATAAAGATCACGTTAACATTTGGGATATAACTTCCAGTTGTAAATTTGCAAAAAGACACCTAGGACAAAGAAAAAAGTTTTACAAAGAGGCCAATTATCCGTATAATATAGAAAAGATAGATTATGAAAATCCTTACATTAGAAAATAAAACATACGTACTGGAAAAGATACCAGAATATGTGGACGACAAATTAAGATTTGCAGTGCTGGATAATTCTAACCCAGCTGATCCAGATTACTTCTTTATACCATTAATATTTTTAGAATCATTTAATGCTCCAGCAGCAGTGCTACAGATTGGACCATATAAAATTAAAATGCCGTTGGACTGGAAAATGATCATAGGAGATCCTGAACAGGGAGAATTGCATGTGTTGCCACTGACCAGTTTGAACGACAGAGGATTCAATGCGTTTATGTTTAATCCAATATCAGATTCTAAACCCACTTTTGCTGAAGTGGATATTGTGGACATATATCAAGAAGTTAAATGGTATTTCCCTAAAATTAAATCAGGACAGATATTAGCTGTGCCTCTTACAGACGATGACAACCCTCCGTGTGCTTATTTTGTTAAAGACATATCTAGACAATCAGAATTTCTAGAATATGGAGCAGTATGGTAAAAACAAAAGACAATGTGGTTCGCATGGAAGCACCGGTTATTATGGTTCCAGACGAAAGTGATCGAGAGATACCTGTGCTAATGAATAGACATTATATTAATTGGATTATGGAACATGCTAAAAAAAAGAAATTAAGCATACAAGGCTACCAATTAAAAGGCAAAAACATAGAAATAACTTTTAAGAATCCCAAACACGCATCGGTGTTTGCACTAACATGGAAAGAAGATGAGTGAAAAGAAAAAATTTTTTGAATTAAGAAACGGTATGAAAGCCATAGACTTTCGTAACAAAGATTATTACGATCGAATAGATGATCATGAGAGATCTTTGTACAGTCCTTACATGATCATGCGTTATGCTTCTGCTGTGTCTGGGGATAGATTCTATCAAGAACATTATGTAGAAATGATCAATGAGTTTGTTAATAAACATCTTTTTACATTGAGCGGCAAACACAAAAAACTCTGTTGGCAATTAACTTCCATGTGTGGAGGATTGAAACAACAGTTCCATCCATGGATCAAACCCATGAAGAAAACTCCCAACAAATCTTTGCAAACTCTAATGGATATCTATCCCAACACTAAACAATCAGATCTAGAAACATTGGATAAGATTATAACCGACAGCGAACTAGAACAACTGTTAGAGGATCATGGAAAGCAATCTTAATACCTGTACGTTTTGTGGTAAGAGTTTTACAAAAGAAAGAACTCTACAAGTTCACGTGTGTGAACCCAAACGACGACATTTACAAAAAAATGAAAAATGGGTGCAGAATGCTTTCTTGGTATTTCAAAAATTTTATCAAGTGCATCAGAATAATGGAAAACCCAAAACCTACGAAGACTTTTGTAAGAGTGCTTATTACAATGCTTTTGTAAAATTTGGCAGATACATCATGCATGTCAATCCTCTGTATCCAGAAAAGTATGTGGACTATGTGGTACGCTCTAGAATTAAATTGGACAACTGGGCTAGAGATGATCTTTATGAGGCTTACCTTATAGACACACTTAAGACAGAACCAGTGGAAGCTGCTCTACAAAGAAGTATACAAACCATGATGGATTGGGCTGAGGAACAGAATGTACAATGGGCAGATTATTTTCGTTTGGTTAATACACCTCGAGCTGTGCAACACATACAAACTGGCAAATTATCTCCATGGTTGGTGCTTGGTTGTTCAGCTGGTAAAAAAATGTTAAAATCATTCACAGACGAACAATTACAAATGGTACAAAGATTTATTAATCCAGAATTTTGGTCAAACAGATTTAAGACCAACATGGCAGATGCTCTGTTTGTGCAAGAGACAGCACGGGAGGCCAAAATTGAGTAATAAGATTGCAATAGAAGAAGGCATAGATGTGGCAGTGGGAGATTCTATTATAGTGATCAAAGAAGACGGTTCTATTGGTCAGGTAATATTGCCAGAAGTTAATAACCCTGCACAAGAGAGCAAGGGTTACAAATTAACTTTAGATATATTAGAATTTATTGATAGAGAAAAGGGTGCGTTAATAAGATCAGCAACTAATCGAAGGAAGTACAACTAATGCCTGATGTAGATATAGATTTTGCAAATAGAGAACAAGCACTGAAACTTTTTAAACATGTGCCTGCAGCTATTATCAAAGATGAAGATGTAGAGAAACACAAAACTGGTGTGTACTTTCAAGAAGTGCCTGTGGATCCTATTAATAATTTTTGTAGTCTTGATTATAAGAAAGCAGAAGAGCGTGGCTATTTTAAAATAGATTTATTGAATGTAAATCTTTATGAAGGTATAAAGACAGAACAAGAATTAGTAGAGTTGATGCTGGAAGAGCCAGACTGGAACATGTTGAAAGATAAAAACATTGTGGATCAACTGTTTCATATCAATGGTCATTTTGATATAGTATCTAAATTAGAACCAAAGAACATAGAACAACTGGCAGCAGTTTTAGCAATTATAAGACCAGCCAAAAGAAATCTCATGCACAAATATTGGTCTGAAATATTGAAAGAAGTTTGGCTGAAACCCAAAGATGACAGTTATTTTTTTAAAAAATCTCACGCTGTTGCTTATGCTCAAGCCATTGTGGTACAGATGAATCTCATACGCAAGAATACATAGAAGTGTTTTTTATAAATAGACTGTGATGAAAAAAATTATTGAATTTATAAAAAATCTTCCTGAGCACGTGATATTAGTGATAGTTTGGTTGCTACTGGGACCTGGCGCTGTGTTACTGTATCAAACTGTGTGGAATAACTCTGGATCACAAAAAGTTGCCTACGTTGGTTTAGGACCGTTAGCACTTTCTACAGGATTAATCTGTGCTCTAGCACTGTATATATATTACAAGGATCGAGACTAATGAACGCAGATATAATACTAATTGGTGGATTGGTAATCATTGTGACTGCTATCGCTTATGTTCTTAAAACCATGGATGACATGGATCACAAAAGACGAAATAAAAAAAACAAAAAAAATTAAACTGGTCGACGCATCAACTGTATGGTTCTGCGTTTGATTCTTTTTTTAGATATATCGTCTAATCTCACAACAGGTCCGTGTACTATTTTTATGTCTTTAGTGGATAGAGTTACTATTGTGCTTCTAAAATAGATAAAATCTTTCTTAAGAAATATATTAATGGGTATTTTTCTATTGGATTCCCACCACCAAGTTTCGCCCAATCTTAAAAACTTCATTTTATCTGCTGGTAACATGATTCTTCCATAATCATAGAAGCTGGTTACTTGGCTGTCTTGGTTCTGTATTATACCCACATATTCTAAATCGCCTTTACGTATAAGCGACAAGAATGGGAACTTGGTCTTTAGAGTTTCAAAAATTTCATTCATAGTATATTCAATAAATACAGTGAGCAATGAACTATGCAAACTGTATCAAGGTATTTACTAAACAATGTGGTAATTGTATACACATCTGGTTATCATGGAAGGAATTCTACTGTGTACGATAGACGATTAAAGCTGTATAAAGGTGTTTCAAACCCACTTACTTTTACGTTTAAAAACGAAGATCAAAAAGCACAGGATATTACAGCCAAAATCTACGAATTTAACCTAATTGATTCTGAAACTAAAAAGTCCGTTGTAACAAGAAATTTAACCATTATCGATGATGGTTCTACAATCACTAAAAAAGGTACTGCTAGTGTAACAATTACTGAGGGTGATCTTTTAACGCTAGATGCAAAATTTTACAACTACGCTATCAGAGAAGTAGCGGCAGATAACTCTCGAACAGTTACTTTTGCTGATACTGCTTACAACGCAGCCGGTACCGTGGAAGTATTAGATGGTGCTTACCCTGATGTGATTGACAGCGAAGAAATTAATTCTTTTACTAATACTACCGGTCCTTTGACTTATACCAGTTCTGCTATAGATGCTAATCCTGGCATCAATAATAATGTGGCTCTACATACTATTGCAGTCTATACAAAATCTTTTTCAGGATCTCTAAGAATACAAGGTACCATGGAGACCACACCAGGTAATTCCGATTATTTCGATGTTACTGCTACAGACCAGTCTTCTCCGATTGCATTCACAAATTCTACTGAGGTTACCTACTACAATTTTACAGGTGTTTACCAGAATGTAAGATTTAGTTGGGCTAATGCTAGTGGTAATACCGGACGCATTGACAAAATCCTTTATAGACATTAAACTATAAGAATGAATCTGATTCAGTCTACAATTCTGACATCGTTACCGGCTGGCCGTAAAAAGACACCATCTGGGTGGATGAGTTTCAATGCACCCTGTTGTGTGTACAATGGAGAATCTCCGGACAAAAGAAAACGTGGGGGAGTAATGACATCTGCGGATGGCACTCTGAGTTATCACTGTTTCAATTGTGGTTACACAGCATCTTACGTGATTGGTCGTCGACTATCTGCCAAAATGAAAACACTCATGGGTTGGTTGGGCGTTGCTGACGACACAATTAAAAAATTAGCCATAGAAGCCATGCGTCATGAGGAAGCTGATATTAAGTATGAGAAAAAGAAATTCGTCTCATTTCAAAAAAAAGAATTGCCAAAGAACAGTTTTAAATTAGAACATTGGTTAGAAAAATACGTTGCAGAAGATCTTACAACCACACAGTATGAAAAAATAGATCAATTATTAAATTATTTAAAAAGTAGAGGTATAGCACCTGAGTGGTATGATTTTTTTTACTCTCCAGATCAAACTGCCGATTTCCATCGCAGAGTGATTGTGCCATTTTATTGGCATGGCGAAATAGTTGGATATACAGGAAGATTATTTGATACTCGAAATAAAGAGATAAAATATTATACCGAAACACAGCCAGGCTATGTGTTCAACCTGGATGCCCAGGACTGGCAAAGAAAGTTTGTGTTGGTAATGGAAGGACCATTTGATGCCATAACATTGGGCGGGGTGGCCATACTGGGATCAGAGATTAACGACACACAAAGAGAACTGATACAAGGATTGAACAGACAGGTAATTGTGGTCCCAGACAGGGATCAGCCAGGACAAAAACTCATAGATCAAGCCAAAGAGTTTGGCTGGAGCGTGGCATTTCCACAATGGCACGAATCGGTTGTAGACGTAGCAGAAGCTGTGTTAAAATATGGTAGATTGTTTACATTACAATCAATACTTAAATCTACAGAATCCACAGCATTAAAAATAGATTTAAGAAGAAAGATTTATGGCTGATTACAGTTTTGATGTACAAAAATTATATTTAGAAATGCTGCTGGCAGATGCAGAGTCATTTGCAAGAGCACAGAATATATTTGACAGCAACAGTTTTGATAGAAAATTACAACCTATTGCAAAATTTATTAAAGATTATGCAGAGCAATATAAAGTACTACCAGAAGTGGAGCAAGTTAATGCTAAACATGATATTAAATTAAAAGCAGCAAAAGATTTAGATCCATCACACTTTACATGGTTGTTGGATGAGTTTGAAACATTCTCTCGACACAAGGCATTAGAAAAGGCCATATTAGAATCTGCAGATTTATTAGAGCATGGTGATTATGCTCCTGTGGAAGATAAGATTAAGGCAGCAGTTAACATTGGTTTAACTCGAGACATAGGTACAGATTATTTTGATGATCCTCGAGGCAGATTAGAAAGATTAAAAAATTCCAATGGACAGATCAGTACAGGATGGATTAATATTGATAAGAAATTATTTGGTGGATTCAATCGTGGAGAGTTGAATATATTTGCAGGGGGTTCTGGAGCAGGTAAATCTTTATTCTTACAAAATTTAGCAGTTAACTGGGCCAGTGCAGGATTAAATTGTTGTTATATCAGTTTTGAATTGAGTGAGATGTTGGTAGCAATGAGATTGGATGCAATGATCACTAATATACCCACAAGAAAGATATTCCCAGAAATTGACAACGTTGAAATGAAACTTAAAATGATTGCTAAAAAAGCAGGAAATTTACAAATCAAATATTTGCCATCAGGCAGCACAGTGTTAGATATTAAAACATACATAAAAGAATTAGAGCTTAAAACTAAAAAGAAAATAGATTGTATACTAATTGACTATCTAGATCTTATGATGCCAAAGAGTAAAAAAGTATCACCAGCAGATCTGTTTATCAAAGACAAATATGTGTCAGAAGAGTTAAGAAACTTGGCTGTAGAATCAAAAATGTTAATGGCCACAGCATCACAGTTAAACAGAGCATCTGTGGAAGAGATTGAATTTGATCACAGTCACATAGCAGGCGGATTGTCTAAAGTACAAACAGCAGACAACGTGTTTGGTATATTCACCAGCCGAGCAATGAAAGAGCGTGGCAGATATCAAGTGCAGTTTATGAAAACCAGAAGCAGCAGCGGTGTAGGACAAAAAGTGGATTTAGAATTTGATGTGGATACACTGAGAATTAAAGATTTAATCGAAGAAGAAGGTCAGCATCAATTCAAAAAGCAAACTTCCACTGTGTATGATTCATTAAAACAAAAGAGCAAAATCGCAGGAGAAAGTACTCCCACAGATGCTAGACCGGAACCAGATCCTACTAGAGGTGATGAGGTTGGTAAAGTTAGAGCTACTGTGGAAGGCAGCAAATTAAGACAACTGCTCAACGATCTACACTCAGACGAAGAGCAATAAGCGCAGCGTCAGCGCATTTTTTTAAAAACAAGCGACAGCGTAAGTTAAGCGTAAAAATTTTCTGGTGGTCTCCGATGCATGGTAAATTATAGTGCTACGCTGTCTCAACAGCGATGGGATTAAAATGTATTAGAGCCTGACTCTAATGTACCCATGGTGGGATATTACTTTAAGTAATATTACCACAGCACAGTAAAAAATGGTTGATCTTTAATGCAACCTAAACTATAATCACGCATCTTGCTTTGGAATATCCAAACAAGAAAACAAGGAGAAAAATAGTAATGAACAAGAAAACTATCGCTTTAGGCGTGTTAGCAATTGCAGCAATTGTATTGTCTGTGATTTTTACTGGCACAGCTAGAGCTCAAACAACTGCTCCATCTGTTTCTATATACGGTAGACTGGATGCCGGTGCTCAGAGTTTTGACACTGGTTCAGAAACTGTGATTAGATCAAGTGAGGGAGCATACCTACCTAGCATATTGGGATTTCGAGGCAACTCGACAGACCTGGGTGGTGTAAAATTCAACTTCCAATTAGAAGGTGGATTGAAACCCAACACTGCTCAAATAGGTTCTACCACAACCACAGGAGCAATATTTGCTCGTGAAGCTTGGGTAGGAATCAGCGGCGCAGCTGGAGAAATTAGATTCGGTACAACCGATTTAACAGATGCCACTGAATTGGATACCATAGCTAGACAATTCGGCAAATTTGGTAACCATGCTGTGAACGGATCAGCTATCGAGATTGGAGAAGATGTGGGCAATGTAATGAAATACATTTCGCCAACCATCGGTGGATTCCAAGCACAATTGGGTTACTCAGGTAATGGAGTATCGAACACCACTGACACCACTGCAGCTATCAAGGGTGGATCTTTGGTCTACAACAATGGTCCATTGAAAGCAGGTGTAGGATATGCAGCGAAAGATGGTGTTTCAGATGCAGCAAAAACCAATGCAAAGAGCATCGGTGGTCTTTATGACTTTGGAATAGCATCTGTGGGTGCCGCTTATGTTTACGGAGACAACTCCACAACATCAACAGTGAAATCCACTGCTAACATGTACTCTGTGAAAGTGCCTCTAGACAAGAATGGCTTGTCTGCCTATGGTTTATACACCACTGCCAAAGATGGTGCACAAACCACTGCCAATGAGGGCAAAGGTTACACCATCGGTTTAACCAAAGAGTTAGCACCAGGTGCAGTATTGTACGGTGCGTACAGTTGGGTTAACAATGATGCAAACTCTGCCATGTATACGAACGGCATGTCAGCGCCAGCAGCAGGTAAAGATCCAAAACTTACTGTGGTTGGAGTATCATACCAGTTCTAAGGAACGGTTTTTAACATTGGGCGGGGTCATTGACTTTCGCCCAGTGTTGTAGTACAATAAAGTTTATACAGATAATTACAATATCAATGATGACCGAGCAGGAGATCCACAATGGGCATACACTACACATACAAGTCACAGAGTGGCGAGCGAAACCTGCGCAAACAGCAGAAACAAGAAGAGTTGCGTAGACGCAGCGACCAAAGAAAGCAATCGAAAGAACAGACAGAACCCACACCAGATGTTTATGTGGTACCAGACAATGAAGTGGTAACACTGGATCATCTAACCAATCCGGATCTTAAAAAGTGATTGATTCGAGACTGTTTGAACACTATCAAATAGACATTAACAAGGACCTAGGCATGACGAAAAGATGTCCTAGGCCCTTCGACACACTGCTGATCAACAAACAGGGCAGTTGTTATCTGTGCGAATGCACAGCATGGTTACCACAGAGTGTGGGCAACATACAAACCAAGAGCATAGAAGAAATATTGAACAGCGGTATTGCTGCTGCATTGAGAGGCTCTATCTCTGATGGTTCCTACAGATATTGCAATGAGAAGCAGTGTTCTTATCTGTTGGATGCTCGAGATGCTGCTCCGTGGCCACTAACACTGCCCACCGAACAAATACGTAATATAAGATTGGCTATCGATGATTCTTGCAATCTCAGTTGTCCCAGTTGCAGAGTTAAAAAAATATTTTTAAGCTCAGGACGATCTTTAAAAATTCGCATGGACATGGCTGATACTGTGTTAGCATATCTGCAATCACAATCACATCCTATTCATGTGCATATAGGTTCAGACGGCGATCCTTTTGCCAGTCTTGTGTATCGACATTTCATGAGAAGAGCAGAGGATATGTCACACCTATCATTCAGTATACAAACCAATGGCTTGCTGATTCGACAGATGCATCACAGAATAAAAAACATATTCTCAAGATTGCGAACTCTCAATGTCAGCATCGATGGTGCTACCAAACACACCTATGAGCGGTTAAGACAGGGAGGATCCCACGCAAAGATACTGGATAATCTTGCTTGCATAAAAGAAATAAAAAAACAATATGGTTTTGAATTTATTCTGCATGTGGTGGTGCAGAAGGACAACTATCATGAAATGGAACAGATGGTGGATCTGGCCGAGCAGTATGGTGCTGACAGAATTTGGTTCAATAGAATTACCAATTGGAACACTCATGCTAATTTTGCAGAGCTGGATGTGGTTGACGAGAACAATACACAGCACCCTCAATATCTAGAGATGCTGTCTAAAATAAAACATCGAGCAGCCGGGTACGATCAAAGATTTATAGAAATGCCCACACTGGTCAGCAAGACTTTTAAATAAACATATGAAACCATTCCATCCACTGACCTGTCATTCGCTATCGGAAATACAACAACAGGTGCTGCTGTGGATACAATCAAAAAATCCTGCAGTGTTGACCAGCAATCGTTTATGGAACAAAATTAACACTTCTGATCTAGTAAAGTCCTGTCCTGCACTGATACAATATTGTCAATCACTGGATTTAAAAATACGTGAAGTGGCTCTAACAATCGTTAATGCAAAAGAAGATGCAGACCTGCACATCGACGAGTTACCGGTCACTGCCAAGATCAACATACCCATACTGAACACTGAGCATACTTTTAATAGATGGTATGAGATACCTGCAGAGCTATTGGCAGCAACACAGCCCGTAATAAATGAGTTTGGAAAAAAATATTACACTTTTAAAAATGTAGATTACTCAAAATTACGATTGTTAGGGGAAATAGAGTTACTAACTCCTGTGGTGTTTAACAGTCAGATAGCACACAACATTGTGTTGGACGAAGATTGTCGTTTTCCTAGAATTGTGCTGTCTTGTACTTTCTTTAAAGAACCGCTGTATCTTTTAGAAGATTAAAAGTTTTTCATGCCTTGCTCGTTTAGATAGGTGCTCATTATCTCTCGAAGAGTATTTTTATCTCTAGACTTAGGTGCACACAATCCACAAGAACAACGATTGGCTCGACATTGTATCACAGGAAACTCTCCTTTTGCTAACATAGTGTCTACTCTATTAATGTATTCATCCATGTTGTCCATGGTGGCCAATGGTCCCAGTGTGCCTTTTATGGTATTGTGACAATCTCTGTTGGAATAAAATTCTCGAGTCATGGAATTGGCTGTAAGAAAGAACCAACTCACACTGCAGTACCATCCATTGAAGTTTACTTCTTGTGGAAAATAGTTGTGTGTTTCTTTTATGTTTCTATCAAAACACATCTTTCTTCCTCCGCAACAGGCTCGGCCAGCTCCAGATAATTTTTGTAGTTTTTCTTCTTTTAAATCAATGTTATAAAATGTTTTTAGGTATTCTACTTGTTCTCGATTGTAAAAATATGGTCCTTCCAGTATTTTAGGACGAAATATTATTTTTTCTTCTTTGCACCACTCTATAAAAGCAACACAGTCTTGCCAATACTCCGGTTGATTGTGCATCAGCACCACCATGTCATAGTTTACACGAGTGTCTCTCATGTAGATTAAATTATTTTTTACATTCTGTTTTAATTTGTCTGGTCCTTCAGAATGATAACTGACTGTGATACCTTCAATATTATCACAAACATATTTCCATTTTTCCAGAGGACTGGTAGCATTGGTGGTTAATCTTCTATTAAGATGCCAACGATCTTGATAGGGTTTATACAGTTCCGATGATGCTGTTAGAATGCGTTCCATTTCAGGGTGATATAGAACCTCGCCGCCCAATAGATTCATTATGGCAGTTTTGGATTTTTCTTTTTTATACTTGGAAATTACATCCACATAACGATACATCTGCTCCAACATCTTTAAGCAGTCATCCACAGGAGGATGTGGTATTTTATTATTGTGTCCCCAATCTGTGGAACAATAAGAACAATCATAATTACACTTCAATGTAACTTTCCAATCCAACAGTATACTCATAGTTTGGGCTGGTAGATAAGCAGGCTCTATGGTTTGTATCATGATTGAAAATATTTATTGGCTACATTTTTGTCTGTAAATAACTGATAATGAAAATCGCTATAACAGGACATACCGGTGGTATTGGTAAATCTTTTTCTAAATCTCTTGCTGCTCGTGGACACGAAATTATTGGTATAAGTCGCAGTGGAGGAGAGAATATTCGAAGAATTGAACACACTGCTTCCATTATAGAACCCTGTGATCTGTTTATAAACAATGCACAATCTATGTTTGCCCAAACAGAATTATTGTATGAAGTTTGGAAAAGATGGCAAGGACAAAAAAAATATATTTGGAATATCAGCACAGCAATGACACAGTCTCCAATTAACTCTGCTCCGGATGGACAGGATGATATTGCTATGAGTTTATATCGAATACAGAAATTATCATTAGAGGAAGCATCTAAACAACTGAGTCATAAGAATGTTTGGCCCAGTATATCTGTCATACGTCCGGGCGGTGTGGCCACACAAAAAGAATGGAACAACGAAAACAAACAAGATGTTGATGAGTGGACCAAATCTGTCATTGATATTTTTACTGCTCATCCTAATACTCACATACCAGACATATCCGTAACATATAGAAAAACAAAACTAGAGCTGTAATGGACGCTAAGAATTATATAAAAAATAAAAGCTTCTGTCCTTTGCCGTGGACAGGATTTATTGTGCATCAAAACGGAGATGTAAGAAATTGCGTGTTGAGCAAAAGCAAAATAGGCAATCTCAAAGACAATTCTATACAAGAAATAGTCAATGGAGAAAAAAATAATGAGATTAAAAAACAAATGTTATCCAATAATAAACCAAAGAGTTGTGACGGTTGTTATCGATTAGAAGAAAACAAAAACAGTTTTGATATTGTTAGTCAAAGAATATATTATCTTAAAGAGTTAAAATCAGTAGATCCTACTCTATATAATTCTGTAAACAATTTTAATTTGCATACAGTGGATCTAAGATGGACTAACCAATGTAATCAAGCCTGTGTGTATTGTGGTCCACACAATAGTAGCATGTGGGTAAAAGAGATTGGCAGTGAAGATCTCATGAGCCAAGAGAAAAAACAACAACTAAAAGAATATGTTTTTGCCAATGTTAAAAATTTAAAAAATGTTTATCTTGCTGGCGGAGAACCATTATTGATGAACGAGAACCAAGAGTTTTTAGAATTACTAATGAAAGAAAATCCAAATGTAACACTAAGAGTTAATACTAATCTATCTGCTACAGAAACCAAAGTGGGCAGAATGATTAAACAGTTTAAAAATGTACATTGGATTGTGAGTGTGGAATCTACAGGTGCAGCATATGATTATATTAGATACGGTGGTTCATGGAACGCATTTTGTAACAATCTTGAAGAGTTAAAAAACACAACAGATCATAAAATTTCATTCAACATGTTATACTTTGTTTTAAATTATATTAAATTATTTGATTGCGTGGATTTTTTAAGAAGTGCAGGGTTCCATGAAAATTCTTTTGTTATTGGTCCTCTGTATGGGCCAGAGTATCTAAATATTTTAAATCTACCACAAGAAAAAATAGATCAAGCAAAAAAGATATTAGAGGATAGAATACAAAGTAAACCTGGTTATTTTTTACAGGACAGTTATTCAAATCTATTAAAATACTTAGACACGACTTATGAAAAAAATCTACAAAGTACATTTGATGGGTTGGCTAAATTAGATACAAGAAGAAAATTAGACAGTAAAAAAATATTTGGAGAAGTGTATGATTAAAGTTGTGGAATTGTTGCCTGGCAAATTTGTTCTTCCAATATTTAAAAATGGGTTATCCAGCATAGAAGCCTATGCCAAAGAAAAAAACATTAAATGGGTAATCAATGAACAACTTAAAAATATAGACACAATAACTGTATTTTTACGAGAACCTGCAGAACGTTTTGTATCTGGAGTACACAGTTTTATAGAGTTTGAAAAAAGAAAAAATAAAGAGCTAGATTATAACACAATGTTGTATTGTATAGAGAACCATTCTGTACGTAATGAACACTTCATGCCACAGTTTTTCTTTTTAAAAAATCTCACAAAATATTTTACTGGATTGGTAGACTTGCGAGGAGTAAGTGAACTTAAAGAGTGGATACCAAATAGAAACAAACCTGCAATACCAGACATAACCAATGAGCAAAAAGAAAGAGTATCTAAAATCAAATACGAAGATTTAAAATATGACAATTTACTTTTTGAAAGACACATGTATAAGATTGCTGATACCTTTTATGTTAGTAAAAAAATAAACATAAGATCGTTGGTTGCAGAGATTGAATATGCACTGTCCTAGACTCGATCATTTCGCTAGAATAAATCACAATGGTAAGATTGGCAAATGTGGACACATGACTGGAGCAAAAGAATTTGATTCTTTTGATGAAATGCAAAATAGCTCATGGTTAAAAAACATAAAAGAAAAAATGCAAGATCAACAGTGGCCTGCTGAATGTGTGCGTTGCCGAATGACTGAAGAGTCTACTAATACCAGCATACGTTTGGATATGATAGAGAGAGATAGAATATTAAGTGCGATTAAAAAAGATTATCTAATAGTTGGGGGAGTATTGGATAATATTTGTAACAGTGCTTGTCAAACTTGCCACAGCGGGCTTAGTACCAAGATAGGTAGCCTGTCTTCTAAAGATTATGAGAAGGTCAACAACTATGAAACATTTTTTACTTTTCCCCAAGATAGAATTTGTGAAGTAGATGTCAACGGAGGAGAACCTACTGCCAGTCCTAACTATAAAAAATTATTAAAGAATCTACCAAAGTCTGTAAAAATTGTAAGAATCAATACCAACGGTTCAAAAGTTATTGCAGAGTTAGAAGAGTTACTATCTCAAGGCATACGAGTAATTGTTACTTTAAGTTTTGATGGTGTGGGTAATGTGCATAACTATGTGAGATGGCCTGTGCTTTGGGAAAACTTTAATAGTAATGTAAAAAAATATATTACACTAAGAGAAACATATTCCAATTTAAGATTAAACTTTTGGACCACTGTAAGCTCTTTGAATGTAGGAGATTTAAAAAATATTATCGATTACGCAACACAACAACAAATAGATCATGCATATGGTTTTTGTATTAGACCCGATGTGTTGGACATCAGACACGAGAACAAATTAACCGTAGCTGCTAAAGAATCTTTATCCAAAATAGATAACGAGTTATTAAATTCTATTGCAAATAAATGCGGTTCTTTTAAAAAGAACAATGATACAGAATTAAAAAAATTTATTTCTTCTCAAGACGCTTTAAGAAATATTGATTATAAAATTTATTTTAACGAAGTTTAGTATTAAATCTCTGTAGGAATAATCTAGCAAATACTTCATGATGTTCTTTGCCATAGTGTATGCCATCTTTGGCAAGACTAGGTTCGCTGTGTAATTCTCTTTTCTTGTGTTTATCCCACTCAGGCCAACAGTTGCTTATGGTATAATCTTTTAAGATTGATAAAGTGTTTTCCATGTATATGTCATATGCTTCTTGTGCAAAACAATGAAATGTTTTGGCTCCAACTTTTTCTGCAAATTTTTCTAAAAAGAATACATTTTTTAAAAAGTTATTTTGATCTGTGTGGTTGTTCTCTGTTTTTAATGATTCACTATTGCTGGTTAAACTTTGAGGGAATTGATCTAGTCTTTCTCTTCTACTCCATGCTGGCCAACAAGCAACAATTATTTTAGGAAATATTACTTTTTCTGTGCCATATAATATTCTAATCATTTGATCAGCACTAGCACCCGGGCGTGATAGATTCCACCATCTCAATATTTTATTTGATTTTTTTGCTACTTGACTTATCCATATTTCTTCTTGTTCAAGTCCTTCTCCAAATGTGTGTGAGCAACCAAGCACTACCACGTTCTTTCCACCATCAGGCAGTGGACGAAATTCTGGACAACGATATCCATACGAGTTGGTTTTATATCCATTTACAGGATTAAACTTAGGTAAATCGTTGTCTGCGTAATAGCCGTGTTTCATATCAATATTTAATGTGTTAAATTATTCAACAATTATTTGAGCCACGATTACCATACCTTAAAACAATTAAAATTAAATATCTTTGTATATGCAAGAGCCTAAAACAAAAACATGGAAAGACTTTGATTCTCGAGAAGAATTTTTTCGTTATTTAGGTTATTATCATTATGATAAAAATCGTGATGAAACAGATTCTTATAAAATTTTAGGAAAAGTAACTCAAGATTTTAGCAAAGAAGTTATATGGTTAAAAGAAAATATAGAAACTATTAAAAAAAACTGGAATGATCAAAGTCCTGCACAAGTTGCTAAGAGTGTTAAAGAACTAGGACCAAAAGCACAAGCAGTAATGGCAGCACAATCTAATGATAAAAAACTTGCTGGATATAAAGATAATCAACCCATGTATAGAGTGAATAATGCTGATCCTAACAGTGTTTTTTATAAAGTTGCAGAAAAATTAGGACTTGAATATCCGCTTGCTCGTTGGCATATACAATTTCCTGGCGAAATGACTTTTTGGCACGTAGATATTTTTAATCCTGCTCATAAATTTTTACCTCCAATTGCACACAATCTTCCTGATGAAAAAATTGGTCACGATAATAATATACGTCGTATAATGGTGGCTCTAGAAGATTGGGATTGGGGACAAGTTGCTATGTTTGGCAAAACTTCTTACACAGGATGGACAGCAGGAGATATTGTTTACTGGCCATATGGTATGCCGCATGCTTTAGCTAATTGTGGATTAACTCCTAGAATGAGTATCAGTATTACAGGAATGATTACTCCTTTGTTTAAAGAAAATTTAGAAAAAGTACAGAACTATTAAAAACTTTTTTAATGTCTACAGATAATAATTTTATTATATTCAAAGCATTGAACGAATTTACAAAAAATATTCAAAATTATAAAAATAAAATTTTAATTTTAGGAATAAAAACAAAATTTAAAAATCTAAAAATTTTATATGCTCTAGAAAAACTTTCAGAACTTGAATCAAACTTTTATAAAAAATTTGCTTTATATTGTTCTATAGATAAAGAAATTGACAAAGAAATGTTATTAGATACTATAATAGGAATTGAATTTCAATACCAAACTCTATTGTCTAAATCTTTTTTTAAATTATAATCATGAATCAAAGTATTCAATGGTTTAGCCATAAACATTTTGATCAAATTTTAAAATTACATGGTCAATCTGGCAAATCTTATAACTTTAACGGATATAAAGATTTACATAATCTATATCTAATAAATTGTGTTTTTAGTTCTGCCCCATGGGGAGATATTATTGATAGAAGCGGAAAAACAAATTATCCTTTTAAAATTCATATAAGAAACAAATGGAAAAAACCAGATTCTAAATTAAAGAATATTGATCTAGAATCTGCTTGTAACTCTAGAGTTGAGGAAATTATTAATAAATTTTCTGCTCCATATAATCTTTATTGGAGTGGAGGTATAGATAGTACTCTTATGGTTATAAGTTTTTTAAAAAGAGTGAATTCTAAAGATATAAACGTATGTTTAACAAATAGTAGTATTGAAGAAAATATATTTTTTTATGAAAATTTTATAAAAAAAAATAATCATTGTTTTGTAGATGTACGGAATAATTTTCCAAAAGGAACTAACATATCAGCTGAGTGCGGAGATACTATTTGGGCTGCTTTAGATCATAGTTTCTTTTTTGGAGACACTAAAGAATATGTTTTTAAAAATTGGCAAGAATATTTTGAGTTAAAAAATAAAGATTCTAATTTTTTAGAATCTGCATTTAATTTTATGAAAAATGCAGAACGTCCTATTACAACTCTTCTAGAAGCAAGATGGTGGTTTTATTTTTTGTGTAAACATCAAAGCAAAGCCACTGCTTTATTAATTCAACATCATCATTTAAATATTGATTGGGTTAGTTTTTATGAAAGCAGCGATATTGAAACATGGAGTTGGTTTAATATAGAAAATATTATTAAAAAAAATAATTGGTTAACTTATAAATTTCCAGCTAAAGAAATAATTTACAATTTTGATAAAAATTTAGATTATTATAACAATAAAACAAAAGGCTATAGTTTAGGCTTACATAATCCTAATAATTATTTTAATTTAGACTTATTCCACCGACCTCTGTTTATTACAGAAAATTTAGAAAAACCGATGTTATCTACAGAACCTTTTTTTTCAAAAGAGGCTTATAAACAAGAATTTTATGAAAAATACAAACATTTGTTTGTGGTGGAGGATAGCGGGATCGAACCGCTGACCTCCTGAATGCAAATCAGGCGCTCTACCAGCTGAGCTAATCCCCCACTTTATTCTGGTGCCCCCACCCTGTACTGACCAGGGATCTAATCCTTACCATGGATTTGTTATGCCATTTAACTATAGGGGCCTAAAACCCGTGCTCCAATAATTCATGGATGCCCGTATATAGAAAGTATACAGCAAGAACGGAAAATAGCCAACGGCTATAAAAGAATATTTTTCGTACTGGCAATTTTTTAATTTGGTAGTCTGCAACCTTAATGGATATTACCAAAACCACCAAACCCACCAAAATGCCCAAAACAATCAAACTGAGATCGGGGTCTTTGACGTATATGCCTGTTAGGAACAGCAACACTTCTATGCCTTCTCTAAAGATTATAAAGAACGCTGCTGTACCCAATGCTAATATGCTGGTTTTAGGTAGGTCTTTTACATGCTGTGCAGCACCATGACAAAACCATGCTACCCAACCCAATAAAGCACCAGTTAATATGGCGATTAAAGCTTCAAAGCGCTCTAAATTTACGTCAGATCCCAACCAAGCTATAGTTGAAGCACCCAGCAATAGAGTGGCTAAAAAACCCACTATAATGCTGTACCATATGGCTCGTGTTTGTGCAGAATTACCACTAGTTGTAGCCAGTGCTAGGACCACAATTAACCACGTTTCGAATCCTTCTCGAAATATTACGAATGCAGAACTTAATAATGATGTCATCTAACCTTTTTAATTTTCAATATTTATTGTATGGTATTTTCGTGGTTGCGTCAATTGGCTTTTCATAATAATATATTAAATAGCATCTATGAAAAATATATTAATTGCTTTATCATTATTTTTAATAATTGGTTGTGCTTCTACGACAGATCAGCCTAAAGCAGATGCTCCAAAGAACTCTTTAGAAACTCTTGGCTCAGCACTAGGACAAGCACTAAAAAATTTAAGATTCTAATTTTTACTGTTCCATTTATCCAGCATGCCTTGCAATGAGCTGCCGTGTAATTCTGCAGGATCTTGCTCTACTCCGTGCTTCATGCCGTAACCAGAACTGCGATTGCTGCGATGATGTAGTTTAGAATCGTATGTGGAATTGTTATTAGGGTTTTTGTTTTTTTTGAATTTTTTTCTTTTATTAAACATTTTATTTTCTTTCCAATCCTGTCCATGTACCTAACTGTTTAATTACATACTGAGTGCATGGGTAGTTAATTTCTGTTGTTTTTATTTTTAATTTTTCTGCATCTTTTATTATGTATTGGTCTACTTCTGATATTTGTCCTCTTGCCCATATCTCTGTCCATGCTCCTCGATACTTTGGCTTGAATCCTTGCTCATCTAAAAATCTATTTGGTTTAGTGTAATCGTTGCTATTAAAGTCATCTAAAATTATTAATGCATCATAGTTCATATGTGGCAAAATAAATCTACAATCTATTTCACAGGTGGGTATTTTATCATCTCCATCAATGAGAATCACTCCAAGATTACTGGGTATTTCTTCTAATTTTAATTGCCAGCTTGGTTTACGAATATGTTTGACTGCATGTTTGGGCCATAACCTCCACATGCTTTGATACAATAGATCTTGTTCTTGAGGATCAAGTAAAGTTATCGGCGAGGTAGGTTGTGCTTCTGCAAATATAGAGGCACTGTGGCCGTTATGACAGCCAATTTCAAAATAACTCACTGGGGGTAAGTTTTTATACAAATGCCATAGGCATAGAGCACCTTCTAGATCTCTCCAGCCTTCTTTGGCTAAGGTAAAATATTTTGTTTCTGTAAAAGACTGATACATTAGTAATTTAGTAATATTGTAACATAGGTTGTGACGCTGTCAAAGTCATGTTATACTGTAGCATGAATGATATTACCAAAGATGTTAGTCAAACTCTCGCAGATGTGATTGATCATGAAGCGACTCGATTGCAATACATTCATACTATAAAAGACAAATTAAGGACTGTGTTTGATCCTGAATTGCCCATCAATATTTACGATCTAGGATTAATATATGATATCAAAGTGACAGAGCAAGTGGAATGTTACATATTACACACGCTGACATCAGCATTTTGTCCTGCAGCAGATATCATACCTGTGGATATACAGAATGCTGTGCAAAGCATACCCAACATTGCAAAATGTTCAGTACGTATTACCATGTCCCCTCAGTGGAGTCCGCAAAGTCTAGATCCAGAGATACGACAACTAATACTGGGCTGGTAGTACCTATAAATATTCATACAACTAAACAAGGAGAACTCCATGTTAACAATAGCGTTCATTCTAGGTTTTGCTGCAGGTTGGTATATCAACGAGAAAGTTGAAAACCTTGGCGAAAAGTTAAATCCGATTAATTGGTTCAAGAAAAAATAAAAATCACTTTACTATCGGGGGAATTATTTCTCCCGATACTTCTTCAAATTAAAATTTAATTTTTTTATCGATGGTCTTTTTTTGTCCTAGTTTGTATCCTAGTCCAAATGCCATGGCTACGAAAGCTGCTACTAATAATGTGTGCCAAAAGTAAAACATAAAACTATTTATGAAAAAACAATTAGAATTTATAACGAATTGAGCCTATGATTTGACTGCCGTAATCTGTGTGTGTGCCTGTGTATACGGAAGTTTTTTCTTTATCGTGCAGATACAAACCAAACTCCAATCCCTTCCTTTTGTCAGGTCTTTTATCTTGATCATCCTGTGTCATTATTTGATAAACGAGCCCATAGTAATTGCCTGTGTAACCTAGGTCGTCGTGCTCGGTTCTGTGTGCTGTGAGATAAAGATTATCATTAACACTGTAAAGTCCACCTATATCAAATCTTTTTTTACCTGACAATCCTGTGTCTTTGTCGTCCCATAATTCAATTCCCCATATGGCTGGAATGCCCCAACGATGCAGTGCTCCTCCAATAGAGAGACCTTCTTGGTGTTTGCTGGTTGTGTAGTATCCTGCTGTTGCTGGAGAATCAATTCTCATATAAGATATATCAAACAATCCCAACACTCCCACAGTGGCAGATGAGTAATAGGTATTGGTTAGATTGTCAAATCCTAACACCACACCATATGGCATGTCTTTCTTTAAACGATAGGAATCAAATTCAAACTCGTTGTCCCATTGGAATCCGCCAATTGCCAGCACTGCTTTTTCTCCATGATCTATTCTGCTGTTGGGCTGAGTGATAATGATGGGTGCTCCAATTTTGGGAGTCTTTGCAAATCCTAATCTCTGAGCATCTGTTTCTCCCAGATACAATCTATAATAATCGTTGCCCAATCCTATCTGTTTATTAACCAGTGAGTTGTCTTTGGTATGGTCGGCATCGTAATATGAGTCGTATAGGCTCGATGCTCCAATCCAATTCACATAAGGATTGTTTAAGGTTTGTTGTATGCCAATCTGTATTTCTGCTCGAGAATCAAAACCGTTGTCATAGGTTCTGTCATCATAGTAGGCCTCGATATTGCCGTGAATGAATAGTCCTCTAGGCAAATCAATTTTGTTAGATTCTAAGTTTTGAATTCTTTTTTCTAGGTCTGCTATTTTCTTCTCATCAGCTGAAGCCATCGCAGACAACAACAACATTACCAATATTATTTTTTTCATTAATGTATTATACTTTAGGAAATAGATTATCCGCAAGGAATACTTTGACATCATCTTCTGGTAATCCCAAAGACAGCATGGCTCGAGGCACGTGTGGATTTAGTTGCTGTTGCTCACAATAATAATTCTGTCCTTGTTTTATTTCTTCCAATCGATCGTCTCCGTTGTAATTTGGTAATTGTTCTAGGTAGTATTTTAAAGTATATTCTGCCATACCACAGATCTGATCCAACTCTTTTTCTTCTTGTATATTGCCTGCTGCTATCATACCATCGCTGAATATGTTTTTGGCCCACTGGGGCAATTCTCTTTCTTTATTAGGTTTATAAGATTTGGTATTGTCGATAAACCATTGAGTCAGAGGATGACCTTTTCTTTTCAATGAAGATATATCGTGAAATGCTCCTGTTACTTTATTTTGTCCTGACACAATATCAAACCCATAGATCGGTCCACTGTTATGCAACACAGGAAACATGCACACGTGTATGATCCATAGTTTTTTACTTTCTCTAGCATCTACCACTTCCACATGAGCTCTCCTCAAACTATCGCTTCTCCAAGTACGATTAGTCCAACCATATTTGGTATTATTAAATCTTTCCATGCTGGGTTCGTGATATTCTTCGCAATTTTGATTTAAAATATTAACAATATTATCTTTACACTGTATAAGTTTTTTCCAAATCATGATTTAAAATACTTATATGAAAAAATTTTATGATAAAAATTCAAAAGACTAAGTATCATTAAATTATAAACAAACAAATTTTATATATTATGATCAAAGATAAAAATATTATCCGAGTGTCTTTAGCCAGTGGATTTGGTACTCTATTTGAGTGGTATGATTTTTTAATCTATGCTGTGGCTACCGGTTTGGTTTTTAAACATCTATTCTTTCCTGCTACCGATCCTGCTATAGCAATATTGCTGTCCATGTTAACCTTTGGTGTGGGCTATGTGGTTCGACCACTTGGTGGTATAATTTTTGGTTATTTTGGAGATAGAGTGGGTCGCAAATCCATGCTGATGCTCACACTCATCCTCATGGGTATCAGTACATTTGCTATTGGTTTGTTGCCTACTTACAACGAAGTGGGTGTATGGGCACCCATCATGTTGGTTGCTCTACGTATCTTGCAAGGTTTAAGTTTTGGTGGTGAGTGGGCTGGTGGCAGTATTATGATTTTAGAGCATGCTCCTTCGAAACATCGAGGATTATTTGCCAGTCTAGTTCAAATGGGATATCCAATTGGATTTCTTTTAGCTTCTGGAGTATTTTTATTAACTATAAAATTGTCTGGAGATCAATTTTTAGAATGGGCGTGGAGAGTACCATTTTTGCTTTCTATTGTATTAGTCGTAATTGGTGTTATTATTCGATCTCGTATTGCAGAAACACCAGTTTTCCAACAACTACAAGAAAAGAAAAAACTATTACGAGTACCTTTCATGCATGTTTTTAAACATGAGAAAAAACCTTTGTTTTTAGGAATTGGTATCAAAACATCTGAGATTGCTTGGGGTTATCTGCCATCGGTGTTCTTTCCTCTTTGGGCTGTAAACAATCTTGGAGTAACTCGAGGCGATGTAATGGATTATATATTCATTGCTATGTTTATATCTATTATTGCAATACCTGCGACAGCATATCTTTCTGATCGCATAGGTAGAAGAAAAATTTTCTTATACACAGCGGCCGCAATGACCTTACTTGCTATACCTATATGGTATTCTATGCAGGCAGGACAGTTTGGTTTGCCTGTGGTTATAGGATTAGTTGCAGGAGCCATAATGTTATCTCCTCTCGCAGCTCTATTGCCTGAGTCTTTTTCAGCAGCTAGTCGCTACTCGGGTGCAAGTTTGGCTAATCAAATTGCAGCAGCTTTAGGCGGGGGTGTGGTGCCTGCTGTGGCAAGTTGGATTGCTATTTCAACAGGTAGTCTAGTAGGAGTAGGCATATTAATGGCTGTGTTAAGTTTAATTACATTTTTATGTGCTGCTATGAGCTCAGAAACTCGAGATAAATCGTTAATATAAAAAATTAATAATTTTTTTCTAAAAGATACATTTCTTTGAATAATTCTGTAGCATATTCGAAACAAATTTTTGCTTCAGCAACTACATCATCGGTATCTGTTTTCATGTAACTGTTAATTGTTTCTCTAATTACTTGTATTAATTCTTTAGTATTATCAAAATCTAAATAGGTATTAGCGCCAGGTGTTCTTGTTTTTATCATTTGCCCTCCATAGAGATCTCCTAGATATCTTACGTATACATGAGCAAACAATTTTGCTGGTTCTCTCCTGATATTATCGATGTGTTCTACATATCTTTTTGTGCTGTTTGTTATCTCTGGTTGAGGGGTTATACGCACCCAAAGATCTTGACAATCATATGCTAATTTTTCTGCTCTTGCTATATTGGGTAGACGATCTAATAATCCTTGATACTGTGACCATTTTTCTAGAGCACCATAACAGTGTGATAGATTATAAAGAAATGTGGCATATAGTCTTGGGTGTATTTCTCCAGACATTAATATTTTTACAAACTCTTGTTGCTCGGCTCGGCGATGCTGTTCTTTAGTTGCTTCTCTTATGTCTATCATATATTCTTTTCGTATATCCAACCCATGCCTTGTGTTTCTGTTTCAAATATCCACTGGTATACCGGCCAAGTAAATTCTAAATACCATTCACCATTAAAACCTAAGTAGTTAGAATTAATTATAGGATCCACCGATAGATTGTTTTCTTTTGCATATTGATAGTAACCTTTTGTATATGTTGGAGAATATTTGCTCTGTAACATGAAACTGGAATAATGAAATCCTTCTACCCCGATACTTTTAACTATTATGGCTTTGTCTTTGTCTCCTATAGTATCTCGTTCAGTTTTATTAAGAAAAAATACACTTAATCGATTGGTGTCTTTTGCTGGCAAAGCCCAATTAAATTTTTTAATCTCTCCTAGATAATCTTCGAATAAAATCGATTGATTAAATTCTATTTTAATTTTAGGTTTCTCTGCCCAAAATTTTGGTTCTAATTCTAGTGTTAGTTTAACATCACGCATTGGTGTATCCTTCGTACCCATATGCTGATAAAAATTCATATAGTTCTGTAGAGTAATCTTTTAGATTTATTTTTTTAAATTTGTCCCATTGATTTAATTTTTCTGCACAAGTTTTTCTTAATTGCTCTGCATCTATAGGTGCTGGTACTTTTGCTAATCCAATAATAGATTCACATTCGTTTCTTATACTAATGTCTATTTTATGAGGATCTTTTTGATTATTAAATTCTTTATTTTTTGTTTTGGGTAATGTGTCGAGTACTGCAGATACTTCGTTTATTATTTTTTGTTTAAGATTGTTTGGTAGTAGTTTGGCCTGCTGCCACAACGGATTAACCAATATACTATTATCTATAGGTATGCCCAACTCATAACACCATTTAATTAAATTTGCATAAGTTGGTAGGCTTAATATGCTTGGTACAGTTCTTATGGCTAGAGACATATTATCTGGTTTTTCTTTTTTTAACTTTTTTATATTGGACATTACATTTTTTATTTTTCCTTTTTGTCTAATATAATCTCCAATTGGTTCTACGCTCTCTATGCTGATACCTATTTCGGTTCTTTTAAATTTTGTTAGTCTATCAAAATATTTTGTATAATCTACACTACCATTAATTGTAAAACTAAAGTTAATATTCTTTGCCATATCTTTTTCTACCAAATAGTTTAAAAGAAAATCAAATTTAGGTATGAATGCTACTTCGCCTCCTATTATGTGAATTACTCGAATAGAATCTGGGTGTCTTTCTAGGTACCCTATAAAGTTTGCCCAACCCGCAGGATCATCTGTCCAATGATTAAAATTAGTATTTGGTTCTATCCATCCGAGCTCTTGCCATTCTTTTTGTAATGGTGTACTAAACCATGGATTACACATTCTGCAAGCAAAATTGCAAGTGTCTCCTATATTGATATGTAGGCTGTGTACTGTGGTTTCTGTTAGTCCTTGATTATTTTCACTGTATTGAAAACGAAATAAATTTGGACTCTGCTGATAGCTTCTTTCAAATGAATCTAAAAATACCAAAGACTTCATATTTTCTTTTCTTCGAGGACTCTCATATCCTAGCTCGTCTTTGAGCTGACAGGCTCGACACATAGAATCGGGTATCTCTCCTAGTTTTCTCAGTCTCGCTTCTCGCATACGAGGACTATTCCAATACTCTTCAATGGACATCTTCTTAATGTTCCATAATTGTCCTAAGGGAGTGCCTAGTATCTTATCGTTTTGACAACCACAAAGATCGAAACTGCCATCATGATTGATGTTTAACTCAAACCATGGAATGTTACAGAATATTTTGCTATTAGGCATTTTTGCCTATTTATTGTCCGCTTCTCTGCTGGTAACAACTTTGTCGGCTAATCCGTATGCTACTGCTTGTTCTGCTGTCATGAAATTATCTCTCTCCATATCAGCTTGCAATTTTTCTAATGGCTGGCCTGTGTGTTTTTCATAAACTCGAGTTAACTCGTCTTTCCAACGTAACAGTTCGTTAGCTTGTATTTGTACATCTGTGGCTTGACCCGATGCTCCGCCTAGTGGTTGATGTATCATGTGTCGAGCATGTGGCAGTATCAATCTCTTGCCTTTGGTGCCTGCCGATGCCAACAATGATCCCATGGAACAGGCTTGACCCATAACGATAGTTTGTACATCGCACTGAATATATTGCATAGTATCATAGATAGCCATGCCTGCTGTGACCAATCCACCTGGTGAGTTAATGTAAATGGTTATGTCTCTTTCTGGTGCTTGTGATTCGCAGAATAATAATTGAGCACAGATAATCGATGCCGAATGCTCTTCGATTGGGCCTTCTAACACAATGATTCTATCTTTTAACAATCGACTGAATATGTCGTAACTGCGCTCGCCTTTGGATGTTTGTTCTATTACTACTGGTATTAATGGCATATAAGAATAATTTTAACACGGTAATACAAAATTGTCAATCGTGTAGAATTACCAATCTTTTTCGTAAGAACTTAAATGATTTAAAATATAGTCTTGTACGTTTTTATCTTCTAAATATAATCTTTGTGATTGTTGAGTTAATCCAAACATTGTCATTGGGGTGGTGTTGCCCCATTGGGAAATTGTTCTTATTTTCTTTTGTTCGCTTGATGGCAGTTTTGTTTTAAAATGAAAATACCAATTATTTTTATCAAACTCATGAATATATTTTTTAACACATAATTTTAATGTAAAGCCGGCACCAGAGGGGTCTATTTTTTCTCCTGTGTGATTATTAACCATACTCCATCTTTGATAATCATTGTTGTTATACCAATCGAATGTATTTTTTTCTATATCGCTAACACTCATTTTAAAATTATCATCCATATTAAGTTCTACTGCTAAATGAATATATTTGAGATTAAAAAGATTCCACCAATAATGATCATATAAACTCTGTATAGGAACATTGCCAGTTTTAATATTTTTTTCTATTTTTGTGTAGTATTGTTCTCCTAGATTGTTATTTCCGTTTCCGTTGTATTGACTTATAATTAAATCTTTAAAAACACTGTAATGCACAAACGGATCTGTTGCTTTATTCCATTTGTTATTAATATTTCTTTTTGATTCTGTACTTAAATTTCTCATATGATAATAAAGATTATAATGTAGATCTAACCAATTTCGTGATCCACACAAAGTATCTCCCGATCCAGAAGATATAACAGTATATCCGTTTGTAATTGCGTCTTC